TTTTCTTTACCCAAATAACTTAAATCACCAGTATTAAAACTTTTAATTTTAATTGGAAGATTTTGCGATATTAACTCAATTAGTTTTTTATAAGTTAAATAATGTTCCATTCTTTAATAAATACTTTTTAACGAACGTTATTTTTACCCTGCATTTTTTTCATTTCATTCTTCATTTCAATTGCCTCGTCCTTTTTATAAGATAAAAAATTCAAACATAGAATTACATTCATATTATTGATTTGTTCCATTTTTGTTATGTCATCATTACAGAGAATCATCAAGCATTTCCAATAAAACCTCGCAGTTTGGTTTTTATCTTTTGGAACATCTTCTTGAACTTGTTCTTTATTCTCGTCTTGACCATCTGTATTTGACTCTTCTGTTTCAAAGAATCCGCTAAAACTTTTGTGAATATTGTTACGCTTTGCAAAAAAAAACCTGATACACTTAAATAAAATTCTAATGGTAAATCCAAGAATTCTTCTGCTCGTTGTTCAATATCATTTGAATTATAATTTTCAATTTGATATTTGTTATTTTTTAATTTCTTAACAACAGGTCGATATAATATGGCCATAATCTTATGAATGTTATCCAATACATTTTCACCATTTGAATATACCTCAAGGTCAACCCATTCTGCCATGGTTAATTTATAAAAGTCTTGGACCAATCCATATTCCTTATCATTGTGTTTAAATTGAAAAATAATTTTACTTGGTTTTTCAACATGTAACATGGGTACTAGTTTCTTTTCAAGGAAATTAAAATTATCGGATTCCAATTCTTTTAATTCATTTTCAGGAATACCAGTCAAAACAGAAATAATTTGAAATGTGTTTGGGTTACCAATCTTGGTTAAAGTTTGATAATGTCTAATACTAAGTGTTTGAGGTAATTCTATTTTTTGGTCGTTATTGTATATTATCATATGATTAATAGTTTTGATTTATTATCTAAGAATTGAACCACCACATATTTTGTGGCATCAATTAAGTGGTCTTTTCCTGTTGTTGTATTTGTTATGTTACCAATACGGTCCTTCTTAAATTTATAGTTTGAGAATTCATTTATCAAATCAACTGAATCTTCATGTACATAAATTGAGAATTGTTTTAATTTTTGGATTGCATATAAGATACTGGTCTTGCTAACCGGTCTAACATTTAATCCATGTTTTTTTAATTCACTGATTGATTTTGGTTCTGCTGAATCACAGACAATGTTTGCGTTTCTGTCAATACCAATCTCTTTTATTTTAAATGCAAGGTCTTCGTTTGTTAATCCCAAATCATATATAATTTGTTTTATATATATATTTTTTCCATCCACATTTACTTCGACCATTGCACATTCATCATTGGAAAAACCAAAGTCAATACCATAATATTTCGATTTAATTGTTGGAGGTAATGATGTATATGTTTTTGGTTGGGTGAATATCTTTTCTTTTGGTTCGACTATGAGACCTAAATTATATATTTGATATAAGTCCTCATCAACATTTTTTAAATCTTTGATTGCTTGAATTGTTGCATCATCCAAAAATGGATTTTGATTAAATGTTGAATGTATCATTATTCCATTCTCTTTTCCTTCATAATCCAAACCCCACCAATCCATTGGAATTTCGGGGTTGTAACAACAGATAATATATTTGGATGTTCTTATATCGAGTTGAACAAATTCGTTTTTATTGCACGTGTTTATTTCATCCACAAGAACAATGTCAGATTTTAGTCCACGTAGTTTACCAGTGGAATCATCGAGACCAATAAATCTTACAATTGAACCATTATCAAATTTATATATAAGTTCTGACTTATTGAAATTTTCATCTTTGAATATATCTAATGATTCCAAGATTGATTTGAAATCTTGAATGATTGTTGCTTTAAGACTGACTTGGGTTGCTCTGGCAATGGTTAATGTTATTTTATTTAATAAACATTCAACCACCACATTTTGTGTTGCAGCATAAGTTTTACCACTACGAGTTGAACCACGCAAAAAGATATATCTTTTGTTATCAGTCTTTGCGTTTTCTATTTTTTCATATAGTTCACTTACCTGAAGCTTCACTCTTTTTTTCTTTTAAAAGAATAGCTATCGCTCCATCAACCGTTGTTTCATTTTTAAGTGCCAGATAACGAATCTGATGATGTACCTCGGGACTTACCCATAATGCACGATAGTTGTAATTGTATTCTTTGCCGTCGCGTTTAAATTTCATAATATATCTTTTGGTTTGATTATTTCTATTTGTAATTTATTTTCTTGAATTTTTTCACCCTGACTGGTAACATCTACTTGTTGTTTATCGGACCAATTTTTTCCGAACTTATTCCTCATAATTAGCGACCATAATCTTGCGTTATAGTTACGTCCACCATTTTCAATCATGTGATTGTGTGCATTGTTAAACCACCATTGTTCACAAAGTTTCTGATAACTACTTACGGTCTCATGGTACTCTTTATTTCGGTCCAATAATTTGTCGTGTGCTTCCCAAGATATATTAAGTTTAATTAAAAAATCAGTAATATGTTTTCCTTCTTTACCCGATTCTAAAATTAATTCTTTCCAATTTTCAGGAAATGTGGTTTCTACTTTTTTCATGATATTATATATGTTTCCACTTTTTATTATTAAGTATTCTGCTAACTTGACTAACACTTAGTAGAAATATATTTGCTAAATCTTTTTGTTTGTAACCACCAGTTTTATACATTGAACGTAAATTTTGAACTTCAAATTCAGTAAGTTTTGACATCCCATTTTTTTCGCCCTTTAAAGGGTCTTTTAGATTATTTGCAAATGCATGTTTCATATTTTCACTACAAGTTACCCATTCCAAATTTTCAATGTTATTATCCGTTTTAATTCCATTGATATGATTACATTGAAGAGTTTTATCATCGGTGGGTTTAAAGGTTTCTAGTATCATCCTATGTACTTTTTTCGTGATTTTTTTACCATCGATATGGATTGATGTACAAACATATCCTTTGTTGTTTATTGTGGTGGCCATTTTTTTTAATTCCCCTGATTTATTGGAATATACATCTCCTTCTTCTGTTACATAATAGTCGGTTTTTTCATACTGTTTTAAATTGGTCATATTGTTTTAAAGTGTTAATTTTTTCAAAACCTCCAACGCATTTTCATAAGTTGTTGGTTTTGAATTTGGATACATGCGATGATAAAAATCAAATATTTTATTCGCGTCGAATTCAGGTGTATCAACCAAATAATCTCTTATTTCTTTTTTTAAGTAGATATCCTTCTCGTTGTTAATAACATATTTTTTGCAATTACATCCCATATATCTGTTTTTATAGATTTAATCTATATTATAAATATATAAATAATTAGCAAAAGTCTAAACCTTATCGATTTTTTTATATATCCATTTTTCCATGAATTGTATATGCACACTTTTTTCACCATCAGTATCGTAACCCATTAATCGCAAAAATTCTTGGGTATTCTCAAAATCTTCATCAGTTAATTTTGAATAATGCAAATGTTTGTTGTCTTCTTGTGCTTGACGTTCTTCTTTGGTTAATCTATTGTTTTTGAGATAATGTGAACGGCATACTTCATTTTTACCATACACCCCATTTTTTTTGCGATAGAAACTTGTCTCTGGTTTCCACGTTCCACACATTTTACAGAAATACATCATAATCCCTTCTTCATTTAGATATCTCAACCCAATATTTTTTTTTAATCTTTCATCACCCATTATTTTTAAATATAAATAATTTTATCAAAAGTTGAGATATTTATATATTATAAGGAGTCTTTGTCGACTTCCATTTTTTATTTTATTTTTATTAACCCGGGATTTTGAAATCTCGGGTTTTTTTTGTATATTTTATTTGGATTTATAATATAGGTCCAGTTTTTGTTTTTGTAAGTCCAGCGATTTTGGTGTAGTCGCTGGACTTTTTTTTTGATTTATTTTGAACTTTTGATTTTTTTTTGTATATTTATAATAAAAAAAACAAACTATGAAAAATTTTTTTGAAAACTATTATGTTACACAACACGGTGAAGTCTACCAAAAGACTGATAACGAGTATGTTTGGGTTGAACCAAGAATGTGGCAAGGACTAAGGGTGCTCGATTTATTTGATACCAAAAATAGAAAGAAAATACGATTTAAAATTCATCGACTGGTTGCGGAAACATATATTCCAAATCCAGAAAATCATAATGAAGTTATTCATATTGATTTTAATAAATTAAATAATCATGTTGATAACTTAAAATGGGTCCCTCGATACTATTCACTGCATTATACAAAACATCAAAATCATAATGCAAGTGGTGAAATGCACGGTAATGCAAAAATAAGGGAAGAACAGGTTATCTTTATCCGCGAAAACTTTTATCAAATGGGTATAACTCAAAAAGCAATGGGACAAATGTTTGGTATTAATCAACAAACTGTTAGCAATATTTTACATAATAAAAGTTGGAATAAAATCAAAGATAATGAATAAAAGAATAAATCGAGCAAGTGACACTATTGGAATTAAAGGGACAATTCCAATAAAAAAAGAAACATTACATCCAAAAAAAAATTATAGTGTTGATGAACAGATTATTTTACTTTATTTACTATCTTTACCTCCGCAATGGAATTTGAAGCAAGATTGGATAATAC